GGGAAGTTAACAACTGGGTTAACTCTTGCACGATACAGAATATCTCTTTCTGCTTTTGTTGGGTTAAGGGAAAGTTTGATTGCACCTCTAACATTACCTCTGTTATATCCAGCAGGTGAGAACCATGTGTCTGCTACGTTATCTGTGAAAGCACAAAGACCAGCAGTATCACCATTTAATGGTACATAACGATATACGTCATTATACTTATCGTACATATATTTGTAACCACTATCGAAAACCATGTAAGATGATGATGGACATAAATCATATGCAACTTTAACATTTTCTGTTGCAGTAGATGATAATGCGATACCAACTGTTGCAGAACGATATGGTGAAACAAATCCTACGCAATCTTTACGACTTTCGACAAGAGAGTTAATCATTGTTACATATGTATCTTGACCAGCTGCACTATCGGTTGTAATACTTGATGAACCACCTAATACTAGGTTAATGTCTAATCCATCTACATCTGCAAACTTATCGTATGCAAGTTCCATTTCACCAGCAGTTACAGCATAATCATCTGTTCCACCACTTAATGTGTCTATTGTAACTGGAATAACGGAAGTGTATGCAGTTGTTGTATCTGTACCCCAGTTAGAACCAGCAGAAATATGGTCTGTCCAGTAAATAAACTTTGATTGTCTGAATATTACGTCTGCATAATAGTTATTATTACCTTGAGGAGTTTTAGCAGCACTATTTTTAGATACATTAGCATATATTTCTATAACACCTCTTGTTCTGTTACCAGCAACGTCAGTATCATATCCTGTAATATCTCCTGTAGTATCGTAAACAACGATATGCATTTCATCACCAGAACCACGAGCATTATCTGTCGCATATTGTGATGTGCCTGGAGCAGCATCAAATAAGTCATAGAATTGCCAACGTCTTTTGATGTATGAATTATCTGGAATAGTATTTTGTAGTCCAGCACCATTTGGGTCATCTTTTAAACGAATAGTTAAATCATTATCACTTGTGTCAATTGCAGTTACTTCGTATTCGTTATAATCATCAACTGGTGTGTCATGTCCTGAGTCTGAGAAGAAAGAGATTAAATCTCCAACATTAAATGCGTTACCAGATGCATCAACGTCATCAACTTTAACTGTTGTTGCACCAACGGCATCTTCGGTAACTGTTAGATAAGTTCCACTTAACTCTTGTTCGTATGTTGTTGCTGTTGCACAAATCTGTACACCGATTGAATTACCATGTGTTCCAGCAGTTCTTGCAGCCCACTCACCATGTGAACCTTGACCGTCTTGAAAACTAAGTTCATAATGGTCATCATCTCTGATTAATATACCAGAGTTTGCACCAGCGTTTAGATGCCCTGAACCAGCACGAACTACCTTTAATGAGTCTGAATACTGCAAGAAATTTGCAGCTGTAAACCATGTTTCAAATTGATTACTTGAAGCTTGTGGTTTACCGAATATCTCTAACAATTCTTCCTCTGAAGATATGTTAGTAACAGATGATACTGGCCCCTTTTGGAAAGCACCTGCTATCGCACCTATTGAGGTTGCAACGGCAGGAACGACATTGGTTAAGTCGATTTCCCTTACTTGAACGCCAGGAGAAACTAAAAATGCCATGTTATACTCCTTTTTTACTACATAATAGAGTTTTTAATTCTTTCTCTTATTTAGACTTTTACTGTTTTTAAAAACTCATTTTTATATGTGTCTAAACATATAAATAAAGACATGAATACACATTATGCTAAATACAAAGACACAATTAAAAAGGTGGCTCGAAAACATTATCGTAAAAGAGTTAAGTGGTTAAACGACCACCTAGCAAACGAAGTGTGTGTGCATTGTGGAGAGAGTGAAAATGCGTGTCTAAAGTTCTATCCCCATGATGCTGAAATTAAGAAAAATACAAAAAGGGTAGGTATCAACGAGGAAAGTCGTAAAGAGATATTAAAATTAATGAATGACTCAAAGGTTGTGTGTGCTAATTGTTGGATTAAGTTAGATAACGACTTGATTGAGTTTGATGATAATCTATTCTAATTACCAACTACTGTCTTTAGTACGCACCACAGGTGAGAACCTCGTACCATATTCATCAATCATTTCACCCACGTTCTCATCTTCCAGTCCATTTACAACAAATCCAAACGGAGCCATGTCCTGTTCTAGTTGGTCTTGTTGGTCTTTATACATTCTTTCCCTGATATCGTTGTCTGTCAGTTCCTTAAAGTAGGTCTGGTCTGTTGCCCACCCAAATATGAACATACATGCAACTAAATCATCATTACAACCGTCATCTGCCTCAAATGATGAACCTTTGACAATAAATGTAGATAATTCATTGATACAATCAAAATCCTCTACGATTAGTTTATTATCCTCTATCATTTGTTTTAGATTAGAACACCCTATCTTTTTTACAGCCTTAGTTGTTCTCACCCCTAATTGTGCTTTACCCCCTGAGAAACCGCCACCAAGAACCTGACCAGCACGTCCTCGCATAGATGCCATGATTAGATTATCATACTCTAAATCAAACTGCATTGCATTTGCAACCTGTTCTCCTATATCATTTACTTCAACTAATACAAAACATTCATTATATGCCTTTGCAACTTCTAATATTTTTTGTGGAAATATTAAAGGTTTGATTTCATTGTTTCTATATTTGGCAACTACCTTATATGGCATTTCTGTTACATCTAAAACTAAAAATGCTGAATAATCCTGTGATGTTCCTCGTGAAACATCTGCAGTAAGAAAATAAGTTTTCTTTGGGTCTGGTCTTTCAAATATATCTAAGTCTGCATTACTTTGTATTGGGTCAATGTAAGGCATCTGTTTTAATTTATGTGGAGCAATTAATGTATCAATCGAACCTAAGAACTCACATTCAAACTCTGAGTTAAATTGTGACTGTGATGTATTTCGTATTGTTTCTTCTTTCCATACTTCATCACGACCTGGCACTTCTGACCAATGAACTTCTAATGGAATGTAATCATTCTTTTTACTTTGTGCATCTGTCCATAGTTTATAAAACATATTCATACCATGTGGTGTAGATACTATCATTACCTTTGTAGATTTACCAGATGATATTGTAGGATATACAGAACTAAAAAATTCTTCTGCTAATGATGTTGGTACATATGCAAACTCATCAAGGAATATAATATTATAAGAACCACCTCGAATCGCACTTGCAGATGTTGAAGCGGCGAGTATACTTGAACCATTTTCTAAATCTAAACTTCCTTTGTTCCATGATACAACTCCTTGTTGTAACCACTTGGGTAAATTTTCATATCCTAATTGTAGTCTACCTAAAATATCTCTTGCAGTAGATGACTTGTTTGCAAGTATAGCCACATTTACATTTTGATTAAACAAAACATAATGTAGTAAGTATGCAATAATTGTTGTTGACTTACCAGACTGTCTAGGAAGTTTACATATAGTAAAACGATTATCATGGAATGTTTGTACCATGTTTTGTTGAAAGTCATACATTTTAAATGGTACAAGACCTTCATCAAGAGATACGATTTTCATATACTCTTGTATAAAGTAAACAGGGTCATCCATACACTTTTGATATTCTTGTATCTGTTCTTTTGTAAACTCTACAGGAACATTAGCTTTCTTTAGGTTTGGATTACCTAGATATTGATTAACATCAGTTGCCATTTTTTAACTCTCTTACTTTTTTCCTAAGTTTCTTTAATACTTCCTCATCACTTGGAAATGGTGAATCAAAAGCAGGTCTTAAACTAATTGGAACATCATCCATTCTGTAAACTGTTCCACCTGTATTTATTCCATATGTACTTGTTTGAATAGATATATGTGCAGCTTCACTTGTTGGTGTTTGTTTTGTGTCTATAGATATCAGTTTACACTTATCACTTGTGATATGTTCTATAGCAGGTTTTGGAAAGTTTGCAACAGGGTCACTTGCAATAATCACAGCAGCATCTGCTTCTCCTCTTGAAAGAGTATCAACCGTTGTAAACTCGCCAGGATTAAATCTTGGATAACCTTTACTAAAGTTAACACCAAAAGGATATCCTGTCTGCCACGATACTACATTATCTGCACCTGTAACATTACCATGTCCTCTAGCAGGTTTCGCAACAAAGTGTGTGAACTCATTTAAGTCTGTTGCAAGTGCCATCAAAGCACCTGAATTAAAATGTCTACCCCTAGTCATTGTCAAACCCATTCCAAAAAATATAACACCATAGTTACAGTTTTTCATTCTTTGAAATAAATCTTCTACAACTTCTTTTTCTATACCACAAATTTCTTTACAGTCGTCTGGAATATCAAAACCTTTACATGCAGCTCTTAACATCCATAGTAATTCAAAATCTTTGCCAGGCTTTACTTGAAGTGCTATGTCTGCAACTCCAGCAGTTTTAGTATGTCTTACATCTACAATAACAACTGTTCTATCATCTTTACCATTTGGTGTAAACATACCTTTTGGTGTTACAGCATATCTTGAAAAGTGTCTTGGATGTGCCTCGGCAGGATTACCACCCCAATACATTACAAAGTCTGCTCTGTTTTTAACTTCACCCAAAGTCATACTTGGTTCACCAATATTTTGAAATGCCATACCAGAAGGACCATGACATACAGATGTTGTTGTATCAATCGTACCACCAACATCATCCATGATTGGAGCACAATGTCTTTGTGCCTCACAGATAGTATCACTCATCCCATACAGTATTGGAAACTTTGCATCTAATAATATTTTTGCAGTCTCATCAATTGCCTCATCAAGAGTAACTTCTTTACCATCAATTCTTGCAATCGGTTTATCTTCTATTACATGATTTAAAAACCATGACTTTCCTAACACACAAGCATCTTTTGCTTTTGTTATAACCTTTCTGTCCATGTCTACTGTCAGAGTTATATCATCACAACAACATCCACAGAATGTGCATGTAGCATTCTCTACAATTTTTTCATTTACTATTTGTGTTTCCATTATATTTTTTTGTTGATATATCTAACTATAGCGTATACCACTAAACCTAATATGATATACATGATACCATCAAACCACGAGATGTCATTTAATAAATCTGCTGTTATAAATCTCAAATCCATTATTTTTTCTTATCTCCTTTCAATAGTTTTTGTAACTCAGCAGTAGAACCAACATACAATGCGTTTGTTACATTTTTGGGTGCGTTACTAGGAACTTCTTTTAATCGTTTCATTGAACTTTGTAGACGAGATAATTTTTCTGTTACTTCTGCAACTTGGGAAATAAGATTCCCTGCTACTTCATAACTTCTAGGGTGGTCTGATTGTTTTGCAACTTCTAGTATACCATCAATTGCATCTTGACCTCTCTCAATTAAATTATAAAAGTTTTCTCTTTGATATTTGTAATCACT